GCCCTCTTTACGCGCCTCTTTCATCAAGGCTTTGTACTCGTTACGCTTGACAGTCAATTTGTCCATAGTGCGACCTAGTAAGCCCTCCTTATTGGTGAACTTGATACCATTACCGCAGTCTACACCATCATCACTTAGATTAGTCCAGCATATGCGGTGTAACTTAACATTACTATGATACATCGCTTTGATATCCATGATAGCCACACTACTGTATCGGTCGGGCACAGGCTCTTGGATGTCGGCACCAGTATAGTCCTTCTTATCGAACTTAGGAGAGTCGGGTATGCGTCGGTCAAAGTCCTCATCCTGTAGGAACAGACTTGTAGCCATAGCAGTGATAAGGGGAGTAGTAGCCAACTGACACTGTACTACATGCTGCATAGAAGTAAAGTAACCTATGGCGTTAACTGCTTCGTCAAGCCTAGGTAACAGTCGTACATCCTGTCTATTGTAGTCGAGGTATGTAGCAACATCCGAGAAGTAAGTGTCATGTCCGTCGGGCAACTCTACCTTGCGCTCCTCTAGAACAGACCACGCTATGTCATCCAACTTTTGTGATGCTAGTTGTCCGTTCTTGATAGTCCATAACTTCTTGAAGCCGACCATCAAATCAAAACACAAGCGACCTGCTATGGGTTGAGACCAGTGTTTGTCCGACCAGTTATACTTGAAATCATGCCGATTGTAGGGCGATAACTTCTTTGGGTCGAGACCACATACTCTCATACGGTCACATATCTGTTTAATATCGGCATCTACAACATACCACCCTGCGATAATATCGGGGTCCTGCTTTGCCATATGTGCAGCAAAGTCAGCGAGTAGTTGTCTTTCGTTAGCGAAAGCCTTTATTGGAGTATCAAACTCAATAGACTCAAGACCTTCGGGATGATTGATGCAGTCTAGAGATTTGTAAGTCCCTGCCTTTATGTCGTCATGGCGAACCCAAGAATACATTCTACCTGTGTACGAATCATGTACACTAAGCATAGTAATCTCGCCGGATTTAGTCATCCATTCGCCATCTAAGTACCATATCCGGTGATTATAGTTGGGCACAGGTTCTTCCCCGCTATTCATTCGGTCAATGAGTATTTGGTTTGGGAAAGTAACATTTGACTCCCAAGTAGTGTGTGTCTTGGACCATATACGACGGTCATATTCTGTGCGAAAGTAGACTTTGTTTAACTTCTGTCCATAAAGACCCTTGAAGCCCTCTTGAACTTTGACTAAGCCAAATGTGTCACCCACATTACTAGCAAAGCAATATGGATAAGCACTTAACTTAATGTCTTGTCGCTCAAGAGTTTCGGGGTCTCTACTTCTTATTCGTATATCTCTACCGCCAACCTGTGTTACAATCATATACACACATCCAGTATCGCCACTACTTAATCTATTAGGTCAAGAAAGCACTTGCACCAGCCGTGTCGAAGCATGACTGTCTGCAAGACCTTACTATCATTTGTAGGTGGCTCGGAGGTGCCTGATACTATGCAATCGCATAGATTACATACTCTTAAAGTAAGAACATGATTAGTCATCTGCCCTATACCCCCTACCTCTTGTCTGTATGTCATGTCTACGCAGCCAATTTTGAATAGTCATAGGAGTCACTGAGCACATTACTGCAATAGCAGCCATTGAGTAACCCTTGTCCACATAGTGCTCTCGCAACCAGTGAGGGTCTCGGTAGTCATCTCGCAGTGATTTTAGCGTCAAGCATAATTTATGTGGCTCTCCGCAGTGGATGCACTTAATTATTTGCTCGGCATAATTCTCACCGACCTTAACTGTCGGCTGTTCTTCATTTATTATTTGCTTTTTCTCGCAATTGTAGCATATCATTAACATATTTTTCACCTATTATGTATTCTCTTTTTCCTTTTATTTTACGAAACTGTATTATCTCACGAGCAATTAAAACCCGAAATAAAGTCCCTACTCTTTGATTACTAATTATTTGGGAGGACCGTCCCCTAGCGTCATGTAGTAGACACATTTGAGTAATCTCCTCGGTAGCGTACCATTTATCAATCTCCATCTCAAGTCCCACTATGGCCGAAAGAAGAACTCTCATTCTTCTACGCCTATGTGAGCCTCTAAAAATCCAACGAGCGAAAGGCTCATACTCACACACACTATGTACTTCATTTTGTGTGAATCCAGTAATACTATCGTATCTGCTCCCGTTATTAGCGAGCATCAAAGAACCCCCGCCTGAAACACCCAGTCTCCGTTGTCCATAAGCATTAGAAGTCTAATGCCTTGCCCATACTCAGTAAAGTCCATGAAAGACAGTTTAATTTTGTTAGAGTAGTGCCTTACAATGTGCTCAAGACCACCTTCAAATGTAGCCGTGAAATCCTTGCATGCGTGAGAACCGAAATCAACATTAGTCTTGCCTTTGAATGCGTCACCTACAGTTAAACTAAGGCTACCGCCATCCACTTTAAAGGTATAACGGTTTAACTTTTGCCCGTTGATACCGTCGCATTTGAGAGCATCATGCAAATCATCAGCAAGTATCTCTGCTGTAAAGAAAGGAGAGATTGTATCCCCATCCTTAGTGATGTACACATTACCTTTGATTTGCGTTGCTCGCTGCTTTGCTTGCTCGTGCCACTCTTTGAGTGTGTTTTGGCTGTTAGCAAATGCTTTAGCCCCGAAGCCACCAGTAAGTGTAGTCTGTTTATTCTTAGACTTAATAATTACTTTGTCATCTTTGTAAGTGATGGTTACATATTCACCGTGGTGTTTTAACACACCTAGCATTCTTTCTATGTCGGGGACTGGGATTGTAGCAGTGTTTTCTGCATCAGTAAGTATAGAAAAGCGAGACAGGGATGTTTTGCCATCCTTGACAATAGATGTAGTGGATAGCACTTTATCATCCAAGATAATAATACACCCGCTCACTTGTTTCTGTGATTTTCCGTTGATGTGTTGTTCTCTACTAGTCACGGAGAGTAGGCTTACTAGAGCGTTACGAACAAATGGTCCTACGCTGCTCACTTCACCCAACTCCCTAAGTAATGGATGAACTTAGCGGCAGGTGCCTCATGCTCATCCTGTAGTTCACGGACTGCGGCTATAACTGCCCCCAAATTAGGTATCTCGTCAATGATTGACTCAAGGTCTGCAATTCTAGACCTTAGCATCTGTAACTCTTTGCCGATTTCAAATAATTTAGCATCGAATCCCATCATCAATCCCACCCAAAGGGTAGTCCAGCCCAACTTACTTTGCCATTAACAACACTCATCAAGTCATACTGCTTGCCCAAGTGCTCCATGTTTCGACCTTTCATCTCGTTGATAGTGGCACGAATAACAAAGTCATCGTCGCCCAACTTTTTGTCAGCCTCCACACCGGCAGTCTTGTCGCCCTTTTTGGTGTATCGTCGCAGTAGTATTTGTTGACTAACGAATCGCTGCGTACCGTCTACCCAATCAACAATCTCGCCAATTTTCATCATGGCTTTAGTGCCGTTACCGATATCCATAAACTGCTTCTTGTCTTTCAAGTGAAAGGTAAAGAAAATGTAAGGGATTGGCAGAGCAGTAAGCCGATTTAGAACACCTTTGAACACACGATTGCGCTCACGCCATTCTTTTTGGTTGAAGTTGTCGCTCTCGTCTTTGATAACACCACGCTCAAGGAGTCGCTCAGTCATGACGAACTCACACCACTTGAGGAAAGTAGAACCGCCATCCATGACTACAGCCCCGATACTTTCATTGTTCTCACCAAGGTATGCGGTGAACCACTCCAACTTCTTGACTACAGCGAGCCAATCAGTAGTGTTGTCTTCATTCCACATAGCATCGTCCATCTCATCAATCATAGGGATGACACGGATTCTATCTGCGCCCTCGACCTTGGTTGACAGCAGGTAATCTACAGTGTTCTGTGCGGAGTTGTCACAGTCAAGGACTACGATGTCCTTATCTGTGTGCTTTAGAGCAAGGTCAAGAGAGAGACCAGTCTTAGCGGTGTTCTCCTTACCGACCAAAGCCATGCGAATTGGTGCGTGGTTTGCCCGCTTCTTGTCGAACAATTCACGGTAGTATTCGGCCCCGTAGGTAGCCCCTGCTTTCGCAGGAGCCGCCTCGGTTTTAGATTGTGCCCAAGCCATCAGTCCCACCCCTCTACATCTCCAGTGGAGGAGTCGCTTGCGCCTAATGATTCGGCACACCACCAACCGGTAGTAACTAGGCGTGGTTCATCATCACGGCTCATGTACGGTTGTCCGAGAACCATGAGAGTAGAACCCACTGAGAAGTCTACAAGTGACTCTTGAGAAGTAGGAACATAGATGTCAGTAGTACCAGCAGTGGACATGATATCCAAGTCACCAACGGTAATAATGTAACCACCGTTATCTCTTGGGTCAATGTGAACCACTTCTGCAACAACAGAAACAAGCGCATCCCACTTTTCTTTGTCACTCAATTTACCGACATAGTTTTCGATATCCTGCAAGCCACCTTCGAGTCTAACAACGCCATCGTAGTTGATAGCGTCGGGAGAGTCGGAAAAGATACTCTGCAATGAATCGTCAACAGTAAAAGTAGATACTCCTGCTTTAGCGTAGGCAGTGTTGCCGTTACGAGCAGGTCGCATAGCAATAGTACCGGCTACGAATGTAGGTTGGTCTATCTCTGCAAGAGCACCAGTAAATCGCATGGAGTAGATTTGAGTATCCTTATCCCCTTGCTTTCTACCCAAGAACATACAGTTGCGGTCTTTCTCGCTTAGTGGGCGAGGGTTGCCGTACTTAAAGTTCTTGTCACCCGACGGGAATGTAGGACTAGCCTTGTCCCAAATCAAGTGAAAGTGTAGTCCGTTACCTGCATCGTAGGTATTCTTAGGCAACTCCGAAACATCAACAGTACTAACATCGTTGTCGAATGCTTCGCCACGAGCCAAGAAACCGTTGTACTTCTTAGTGTATGTACCGTCATTGTTGTCTTCATAGAGCGTTGCTAGCCCGTCTTCGACCATAGCGTCAGCGATTGCCGAATCACCAATACTCTTTGCTGCTTTTTTGTATGCGAAATCTGCCCAATCTTTGTAGCGTGGGGCGCTAATAAACATTCCTTCAAAGAGAGTTGCACCGGAACGCTTGAGGCGCTCGCCTTCGCTCTTGATTTGTCGACCTGCTATTCTTAATGCGTTAATGTTGCACTCTTCATCAGTCTTTCCTGCATCCATCCATGCCGCTCTGTTAGAGTCGAGCACATCATTCATACGAGCACTCAGTGCGTCGATTGTGCAGTTCACATTCTTGCTAATTCTTTCTATCATTT